TACAGAGAATCTGCGTTTGTTGGTTGTCCTCCAAAATATACTTCTTTTGCTCCCCCAGTTGTTCCCCCACCAAAAGTAGAATTATTCCAATAATATGTGCCTGCGTTTTTCTTATAATGAGCTACATTTTTTAAGGAATTTGCTTGAAGAGCTCCAAAACGTATGTTTGATGTATTATTAGAGGGAGCTCCTGATCCTGTAGCATTTTCTGATTTTATATAAACATTCCAAAAATCTCCATTAAATATAGGAAAGTAAGATGTTGATTCTGCACCTGCAGTAGTTCCTAATTCAGGAATCCAAGTTAATCTACCATATTGGCTAAAGTCTCCTGAGGAAGATATGTCTGTGTTTACAGAATTGTAAGGTTCTAATATTAAATGACTGTTTTGCTCAACATTAGCTGATGATCCCCCTAGAGTAGTATTTTCTGAAAAACTAAATAGATGATAAATTGGTGTACTTTCAGGAAGAGCATATCTTGAGGGTTTTACCCTAAAAGTTATTGTTTTATTACTAGCAGATTCAAAATTTTTATTTATAGAAGCAGACCAGTCTGTTTTTATAAAAAAACCATTTTCAGTTGAATCTCCTTTTAAAGCTAATCCTGATTTTTCATAACTAAACGTTTTATATCCTGTTTGGTCTTTTACAGGTCCACCATATTCTTTTACATTTAAAGTAGTAGTTGGTATACCATAACAATTCATTATAGCTCTTAAACCTCTTTCTGTTCCTTTAGTTTTTACTAAATAAGGTATATTATGGTATATACGTTTCCATACCCTTTTAGTTATTTCTTCTTTAGGAATAGAACCTTCATTTGAAGCAGTTACCATAGTTTCTGAAGGGTTGTTGGAAGATGAATAAAAATGAGCTACATCATATTGATTACTTCCTGTTCCTTCTCCTAATATATATTCTGCTAATGCTGCATTTTCAAATTGATCAAATGTGTCTATACCTAAACTTTTTAAAGAGTGATATACTAAGTTTTTAGATATACCCTTTGTATGATGAGTGTCTTTTGTTTTTGTTATATGTTTAATATAAAGCCATATATGGTCAAAATATTGACCAACCATATCGATAAAATCTGTATAATATGAATTTGAGTCGTTTTCTTTTATATGATAAGGTATTGTGTTTTTTAGTCTGTGGTTATTTTGTCTATCAAATAAAGAAGCTGATAATAATTGTCCTCCATAAAATGCTGAAGTATCTATTTCATGTCCTATCCATGTTTGTGCTTCTGAAGATGTTATAGAATAAGGTATATAAGGAGGTTTACCTGGAGAACTAGGTTCTGTTTGTTTAGGCCATGTAAAAATATTAGATCCTGTTGTGTAATATAAGAATCTTTCATATCCATCAAATCCTTTTGTTATATTATCTATTTTTTTAATAATTTCTGTTTTGTTATTATTAACAGCAGTAGCTAATGTGTTGGTTGTAGCTGCGTTTTCAATTTCTCCTATTGTTTTATTAAAAGTTTCTATTTGTTTTAATTTACTTTTAAAGTTTTTTAAACGTTTTTCAGCACTACCAAAATGTATAAAATTTTCAAAATGATAAGGTTTAAGTACTTCTTCTAAACTTTCAGATACTGGCCTTACATAATCATAAGGTATTTCTATATTTTCATCAATTTCTAAAGAATTAATAAGACTATTATAAGAAGAACTTACAGTATATTCTAATATTTGGTTATAATTTTTGTAATTTGAAGGTATAGATGAGTTGGTTCTTACATTTAAATTAAAATTAGGACCTCTTAAAGGAATAGTATCATCTATAGGAGGAGGTGTTCCTAAATCTACTTCAATAGTTATTGGATCTACTATAGATTCTACTATTTTAAAAGTTAATTGAGGAGTTATTGTTGAAGGTAAAGGATTTAATGTTTTTATTAATAACTCATATTTAGGAGCTTTTGTATTTAATAAAGCATTTATTCCTAATATATTTACATCATTTCCAAAATTTAAAACAAATTCTTTGAAATAAGATGAATTTTCTAATTCTGAGATAAAAGATCTTATTGATTTTCTAAAGAAACCATTTTTTATGTTTGGAGATACTATTCTAAGTTCTGTACGAGTAGATGAGATTTCTTTAATTTTAAAAGGATCTTCATCTGTACTGAATATTTTTGTTCTTTGTATATTTAATTTTAATTTAAAACTACCTATAGTGTATCCCCTAGATGATAATATATTAGCGGGATCTAATAACAATGATGAATTATCATTATTATTAATATTTCCTGTTGTTTGGTTATTATCTATAGTATATTCAGTGAAATTAGGGGTGGAAGTTAATAAATTGTCAGCATTATCATATATAAAGAGTTCTATGTTGTCTTCTGGTCTTCCAAAACTTTTTGGTATTGTTTTAGAGGAAACAGTATCTAACTGGAACCTAGGAGATGTGTATGTTTTTATTGCTTTTGCCATTAATTTTTATTTTTATGCCTCATCATCTTCATATGTAATAATAGGTATATTATATCTATTAATTTCTTTTATATCTACATTTAAATCTTCTAAAGTGTTTATAGGTGGTCCACTAACTATCCCTCCTATAGCTTGAGAATTTAATAATATAACAAATTCTGAATTAGGTGTATTTGGAGGTGTTCCCGATTGTAGTTTAAGGACTTTTAATATTTTAATATCATTTATTATTCTTTTTCTTCCTGATTGCATATAATAATTAAGAGTATCCGTATTTCTATTTCTAATAACTGTAAAATTAGGTATAAAAGGGTGTTCATTTTCTATAGAATCTATATCATCTTTTAATGTTTCTATTTGGTTTCTTAAGTTTTCTATTTCTTCTAAAGAAGGATTTAAAGGAACCCCAGCATATTTGGAACTTTTTCTTATTATATTAATATGTGATTTTCTACCTCTTAAAGGTATATTATAAAATAAAGAATCATACATATCAAATAATTCACTTAATAAATAACTTTTAGGTAAAAATTCTACAAATTTTCTCATTATGGAATCTCTAGCTTCTTTTATTCCATAAACATTTTTATCTAATTGTATTTCTGTTGTTTCATTAGCTAATGATGTTTCATTTTCTATACCTACAATATAAGGTTCAAAATGTACGTGTGGTTCTGTTTCGTTAGGATTACTCATAAATGTCATCTGATTTTGGTATATCATAAAATTGTACTCTGATTTCTCCATTAATATCATTAAGGTAATGCCCCGAATGAGGAGTAAGATTAGAAATTATACGACCAAATTCATCTATACTATATTCTTCATTTGATAATTCTCTAGTTGAATGGGTTTTTCGTATTTCTTTTACAAATCCTTTTACGTCATGTAGTTTGTTGAAATTATTTACTTGTTGTCCATTAATTATAGGGTTGTTTCTATACCATATTTTTATAGTTTCTCCAGGGTATATTCTTCTTGTATTTTGACGTATTTCTCCTGTGTCATTTAATCCAATACCGTACATTCGTATTATACATCCCCCATTATTTGGTTCTCCTTCTAGGTAGTCTTTTCTTGGTCTATTTTGGCCTTCTTGCCACCCCATACCATTTATATGCCAACCTGGTTTATTAATAGGACTATATAAATCATATAAATCATCTTGTTTTCCTTCTATACATGTAACTAAAGATGTTGTATGATCTATAACATCTAATAAACTCATATTATCTATACTTGTACTAAAATCAAATAAGTTTAAATCTTCATCTGAAGATATATCTGGAAGTAAATTAGGTATATTATTTAATGCATTAAGGTCTAGTTTTTGACATAATTCATCTGTTGGTGTATCATAACTATGTCCTAGGGCCTTTTTTATAGTTTGTAAAGTATCACCATTAGTTATTTTTCTTTTACCTGCATTTTGCATAATATAAACAGGTAAAGGGTTAGCTTCGTTTTCAAATTTTAATAAAGTATTATTAGGGTAAAAAGGGTCTTCAGCTTTTATAATTGCTTGTTTGTTAACTAATATAGTATCTAATCTTTCTATTGTATTATTTAATTGTAAAATTTGATCTGCAAATTCATCTTTATAATCATCTAAATATTCTTGACTTTGGTTTATTAAAGCATGATGAGATTTATTTCCCTCTTTTGGAATATTATAAAAAAGATCTTTATAAGCTTCAAAAAAATGTTTTGTGTTAATTTTAGGTTTTGATTTAATAATATCATCAAAACTACTATTAAGATAATCTGTGGTTTCTTTATTATTGTATATTTTTTTATTTAAAGGTAATTTCATTATCTGATAACTTTAAAAATATACTTATTATCATATATTGTTGTTCCATCATTATTTTCATGTTTAAGTAAAACACGATAATATCTTTCTGGTTGTAAGCCTTTCATATCTAAATCAAAATACATACCCTCACTATTAGCACTTAATTTTGTAAAAGTATCATCAAAAGGAATAATTTCTTCTTCTGTGTGCCCGTCTCTTATACTATAATATGAAGTTGCTTTGAAATATCCTGTGTCTAGAAAATTTGAAGTTGTTACAAAAGTTCTTGTAGGATATTGATCTCTTACGTGAATTTTTAATCTTGCTTCTTCATTTTGGTTATATTCTTTTTTTAAGTTATATAAAACAACATTTAAATCTCCACTTGTTTTAGCTGAAGATTGGTAAGAATGCACACTATCATCCCATTTAAAAATTAATTTTGGAGGATAAATTGTATGGGTGTCTACAGAGAAATATTGTAATTCACCTGAACTACCCGAAACATTTGCTTCTACCCCTTTAGGTTCTTTTATTATAAAACCTTCATTATTTATTCCTGTAGGGTACGTTTGGCCTGCATAAAGACTTGCACTCCATTTTTGAATTATACTAGTTACATCTAAATTTGTGTTTAAATCATCTCCTATTTTAAATTGTTGATTTACTTCAAATCCACTTCCTGTATAAAATGTTCCTCCTCCTTCTGTTAATAATGATGAACTAATAGACCCTGTTGTACCGTTTGAGAAGCTTCCAGTTGCCCAATAATTTTTATTGTCACTATTGTCTCTAAAAAGCCAAGAACTCCCATTAGATCCTGTTGGTATGTTTAGATACTTTCCTGTTCCTTCATTCCATGATTGTGAGATAGGGAATGATTGTATATTAAAAGTAGTTACTAAATTTTTAGCTTCCATAGCATTTAACTGTAAAAATACTTTTGTAATACCATCATTAAATTTTAATGATGCAGAAGCAGGTATTATCCCCATTTTTTCTATTGCTGTTTTTATATCTGAATCATTAAATTTAATAAGTATTCTAGAAGGATAATGATATGGGTTTGAGCTTCCTTTTTCTTTTACTAATTCAAGGATTTCATCACGACCAGCATTTAAGCCTTTTCTGTCTGGGTGACTATATAAAGTTGTATCTTTTTCAGGAAATATAAAGTAGTTTGCCATTTTAGTATGTTGTTACACGTCCGTTAATATCTTGATTGGGGTATTTTAATTCAAAAATACTTGGATCCATAGAAGGGTATATTACTCCTTTTTTAGTTGCCCCTTTAAAATCATATCTATATTTAGAATATCCTAAATCTTCTGAGTTTAAATTTTTTAATTCTACTAATTCAACTGTTTGTACTCCTTGTACTCCCCCTATTAAGTTTTCTATTTCTGAAATTATAATAGGTTGATTTATTTGCCATGTATCTATTTTAAAGTAATTTTGTAATTCTGATATACATTGTAATAGTGTTGCTTGATTATTAAAGTTTTTAAAGGTTGTAATTTCAAAATCAACCCCAAAATTAATTACATATGCATTTTTTATATTAATAGCATCTGTTAGCATTCTGTATTCTTCTAAATAAGTAGATAAATTGGTTTTTGTAGCTGTGTTTAAATCTGTTAGTTTTTTAGTTGAATTATATCCTAAAACATATAAATTTAAAGCTAAAGGATTTGGTATTCTATTTGGTTCATTTGTATATGGAGTTATTTGATCGTCTTGAGTTATATAAGCTTTAGCTATAGAACCAAAACGTGGGGGTAATGATAAAGTTCTAATAACATAATCATTTTTTGTTACTGTTCTATTTTGAGTGGCATAGCTTGCCATAGCATTCATTCTTATTTCTTCTAATGTATCTCCTGATCCTCCCCCTCTTGCTGGTTCTGGGTTAGTAACTGCTACTGAAGTTTTTACAAAATTAAATAAACCATCAGCTAAATTAGGTTTTGGTGTAATACCTAATGTTCCTACTCCTGTTACAGTATTACTAGCTACATTGGCTTCTAAACCACCTCCTACAAGATATTTTACAGTTAATGTTGTATTTGAAGGTGCTTCTCCATAAGATTTTGTATATAAAAAGTTTGAAGGATCATAAGCTATATCTAATTTGTCTCTTCCATCTTTAACCCCTAAACCTATATTATTAGGGTCAGGTGTTATAATAGTATCTCCTTCAATAGCTGCTCCTGCTCCAAATTGAATTTCTAGTGTGTTTGCTTTTTTAAAACGAGTTATAAATCTTTTAGGAACTTTTTTTACTTTTAATAAAAAAGGAGTTTGTTGATTATATTGGTATAATTCAGGATCATTAGCTGCTGTATTTTCCATAGATTCAAATACTGTGTCTTGAGCTAAATAAGGAACTTCTGTCCATACATTTCCTTCAGCATCTTTTATTGATTCTATTCCTATTATTCTATCATTAAATAAATTTAAAGTTTTAAACTGTTCAACATTTCCTATATTAAAAGTTGTTGTTAAAATTTCAGCTGAAATTGCTTTTGTTTGTTTTTTTAATAAATAATATTGTGGATTATCTGAATTATCATATTTATACACACTAACATCTGTAGTGTCTAAAGAAGAAGATATTCCAAAACGAACAGCTTCAGGTGAATAAAATGTTCTTCCTTGGGTTGAAGTAAAAGTTGAATTAGGGTTGATAGTTAAAGCATAATCCCAATCAGGTATGTAAACTCCTGAACCATTATCTTTTGAAGGAAGCAATTGAAATACATCTAAATTTACTGTTGCTGTTGAAGTTGATTTAGGTATATAACCCATAGAATAAGCTAAATTATACAAATTTTCTCTTTCTAGTGCTGTAGATAAAAAAGTTTCTCTTACCTGAGTATCTGTGTAAAAAGATAAAACATCACCTACATATGCCGCCATTTCTAAAAACATCATTCCTGGATTACCCTCACTAAAATCATTAAAATTATTAGGAAAATAAATTTTAGTAAAGTTCATTAGATCATTTTTAAAAGAAGTATAATCTTTATTTAAATATTTTACTTCTCTTGCATTATCTGTGTTTGATACTTTTGTATAAGCCATTATTCTTGTTTTTTAAAATTAAACCCCATTAGTATTTTCTTCAGAGAAAAATATTTCATCTTCACGGTAAGCTTCAAATGGATCATTTATATTAATTTGTATAGCATCTGGAATTCCCATATTATCTCTTATATTATATTTAAGTTTTATTTGAATTGTGTGTCTATCTTCTGAGCTATCTATTTGTGTGTCTATTAATTCTATTTCAGGTATATAAAATAATATTTGATTATGAATTTGAGATTTTAAGCTTTCTAAATCTACATTTTGTTCAAATAATAAGTTTTTTACTCCTAACCCATAATTAGGATGATTAATTCTTTCTCCTTGTTCTGTAAGTATTAGATTAAGTAAATTTGTTTTTACTTGTTCTCTAGTTGTAGGGGTTCCTTGGAATAAATTATCTTGATTTAAAGGTAAAGCTACCCCAATAGTTACTACATTTTTATTAGCATCTAAAGGATTTATTCTTCTTATTGATCGAACTATAGCCATTTATTATCTTCCTTTTTTCTTTTCTATTGCTTTCATTAAACCACTATAATCTCTTGTTACTGCATCTGCTACTTCTGTAGGCATGCCATCTGTACTCATTGGTAGAGGAGCTCCTGTTGAAAAGGGTCTTGTCATGCTTGCAGGTTGTGTTGCTTCTAAATTTATATCTCCTTGTGCTGTTTCGTTTAAGAGGGCATTTAAAGATGGATCACTTACAAAATTTTTATTTTTTATAGGTCGGTTTGGTGTAGGATTAGTTCCCATAATTTTTTCTCTTAATGAAGATTTTGCTGCTTCTGGCATTGGGTTTTTAGGGGTTTCAACTATTCTTTCTTTATGTTCTACAATAGTTGGTTTTAATTCATCACGTAAATCTTCTTTAAGTGTTTTAATTTCTCTACGTAATGAATAATCGATTTCTTCTCTAACTACTTTTCTAATTAGATTTTCAAAAGTTTTTGCTTTCATGTTAATTGTTATTTGTTATAAATATAAATTGTTTTTAAGTTATTGGTATTATTTTTCGTTCATGTTTCCAATCATAATTAGTTACAGTATTAGTTATTGTTTCTACTATTTCTGTTTTACCCTCTAATTCTAATTCTTTTATAAGATTTTCATATAAATTAGTTATTTGGGCCTGTACAAATAAAAGGTTTGTATTTCCATTTAGTATTTGTTGGTTTGGGTTGTTCCATATTCCTCCTGCTGCTTCACATGCTGCTTGGGTTGTATGGTTTCCAACACTACAAGTTCCTGATTGTAAACCTCCACCAGGTAAATTTATTTCACATTGACTTTTAAACATTAAATATAAAAATAATAAAAATGCTCTGGCTTGTTTTATTTGGTCTCCTAATAATACTATAATTCCTACAACTGAAAATACTGTTTTTATTATTGTGTTTATTACTTTTGTTACTTTTTGGATTTTCTTTTTAAAAGCTTTAATTGCTTCATTAAAATATTTTATTTTTCTTTTAGCCCAATCTAAAGCAGATTGTAATTTTGTTGCAAGTGTTGGACTTCCTGGAGGTGCTACTGAGTTACCCGCTTGTGCTGCTGGGGTTATTTTTGTTATTATTTTAGCTGCTAATACTGCTATTCCTAATACTACTAATATATCTAATATTTTAGGTAATATATCTTCTAATATTTTTAGTAGTTTATTTTTCATATCCTCTAATTTTTTTCTAACTTTGTCTGATATGTTTTCTAATGTTTCTAAAAGTCTATCTACTTTATCATATAGCCAGTCTATTTTTTTCTTAATTGGTTCACTACAAGCTGCAACTAAAAATTGGGATTTTAAATCTTCAATAGTTGGTATTTTTTCTTTTAATTTAGTAATTTCTTTTTTAGCTTCTGTTTTTACTTGAGATTTAGCCTTTAATATAGGATTCTCAACTTGGTTATTTACTAAATTTCTTATTTGTTGTACTGCCATTATGATAATTTTACGTTATTGCTTTTTATAAATTCTATTTGTTTTTTTAATTCGCTTATTTGTCTTGATATTCTACTTTCTACTCCAAAATTAGTAGAACTTGGTCCTGTTTCTACTCCTGATTCAGTGTAAGATACTTCGTATAAATTAGCATCCCATAAATTTTGCATTACATCTAATATCTCATTTAATAAATCTTCTAATTTATTTCCTAATATTGCTGGTTCTATGGGTAACTCATCTCTATAGTCTAAACCTAAATATATATTAGGACTATTTACTATAAAATTACTTTCGTCATCATCACTACTAGTATCAAAATGGATACTTTCATTAGCACTAAATGATATAGATGTATTAGAAAAAAGTAAAATTGAATCTTCTTTAGCATTAAATAATAATCTATCAGAGTTTATTATTACTTGGTTTCCTCGATATAATTCTGGTATTGTTGGTGTTGTAGACATTTTATATTAATTCTTGATTTGCTTTTAATATTCCATCTTGGTATTGTCGTAAACTTCCTCTTCTATCACTTTCGTAATATTCATGAATAGAATCTATTTCTGAAGCTAATGTTGTGTGTTTTTCATTTTTTTCTTCTTCATAAGATATATGAATCCAAGAATCTACTTCTCTTTCAGGATAAGCCCACATTAAATCTTTCCATTCTTCTAAATTTTCAAAACACCAATTAAATACTTCTGATGTATTTGTTCCAGGAACTCTAAAATCAATAGCAATTCCTTTTGCATGTTCATTATTAGAAGTAGTAATCACTGAGTTGTTTACTTCCATACTTCTATAAGCTGATGTTATTTCTAATGATGGAAATTGTTCTATTATTTTATCTATACAATTTTCCACTACTTTTTTTAAATTACTAACTACTTCATCTCCTGATATTAAACCATCATCTATACCAGGATAATTATTTATTCCTGGATTAGGCATATTATAATCATAATAAGGTGAACCTGCACTAAATATTGCTGTTTCAGCTAACTCTAATTGTGTTTGTACATCTGAGAAAGAACTTTGTGTTTTATGAATAGTAGTCATATTTGAATCTTTAATTTCTATAAAATTATTAAAGCCTCCTCCTTCAAAATAAAAACCTAATATGTCTTTTACATAATATCCTTCTACTACTCCTGTTGCACTTGTTCCTGTTGAATGAAAATATATTCCTACTCTTTCTAATTCTGCGTCTTCATGTATACCAAATTCAGGATTAGTAGCTGTTTTAGAAAAAATTAAATGTTTTAAAGTAAAATTATTTCCTATCATTTGATCTAAACCTCCTGTGATTTCGAGAAATTCTTCTGGTTGGGGATCTTTATTTTCAAATATCCATTTATACCTTAATGTACCTTTATTTAAGATTATAGAATCAGAGAATTTTATATTATTAAGATCTGTATTATCTTCACTTATATTAGAAGAATCTTCAAACGTTTTTTCATTTACTTCTTCTTCTACTTCATCTATTGGAGGTACTTCAGGGCTAGTTGTTACTGGTTCTTCCTCTTCAGGTAAAGATTGTTCTACTACTTCTGGTTCTACTTGTTTATCTAAAACAGGATTTAATATTGTTTTAGGTTTTTCTAAATTAGCCCCCCAAGATTTCCAATGTATAGAAGCAGGTGTAAAACCTGTTATTTGTTGGTTAGAAGTTAAATAAATACTTGAATCATCTAAATTTGCATCTTCTAGTGTATGTACCCAACCATTTTTTCCTGATGTTCCTTGTCCGTTTCTAATAATAGTAATAGGATCTCCTATTTCTCCTTCATTACTCCATTTATTAGTATCTCTAAATATTTTACTTTTATCTATAGTTGATCCAAATCTTAAAGAATTACCAAATCTACCTTCTATAATAATATCCCCCTCAAAAGGTCTTAAAGGTCTTATTGAATCTTTTTCTTCAAAATAGTTTCCTAAATTTAAAGAATCTGCATCTGTTTTTAGGTTTTTTTGAGATAGTCCACTTTCTGCTTCTCTATAATTATCTATTTTTGAATATCCAGATTTTAATCTATGAAAAGGAAAAGGATTAACATGAGGTTGACCTTTTATATTTAATACTGGAAGATAATAATCTGCTGTATCTGTGGGGTCTTCAGCACCTTGTGATTCTATTATTAGTACTATTTCTTCTTTTAAAGGATAATTTTTTACAAAAGAAAATAAAGGTTTTGCTGTAGCAAGAGTGTGGATTTTTGATTCAGCAATAGGGGCATTATATTCTGTTTTTGTTATTTCTTTATAATAAATTTTTCCTATATCTTTTACATCAATATATTTAATATGATTTTCATCTAATATTATATCTTTAACTCTTGCCGATTTAACTATTGATTCCATTTCCTTCTTCTATTTGTTTAGGTTTTTCAACAGTTTTAGCTATTTCTTCAGCTACATCCATTAATTGATCCATTTCTTCATTAGTTAATAAACCACCATCTCCTGTTGAAGCAGCACCTGTAGATAAACGTTGTACAATAGCTGCCATTTTAATTAATTGGTCGTCATTTTTAACGCTAATTTCCATATATTCCTTTATTAAAGGAACTACTACAGTAGCATCACCTAGGGATTGAACTAAAGGACGTAATTCTGCTATTAAAGATGCGAGTTGTTTGGCTTTTTTCTTTTGGTTGCCATGAATTTCTTTTAATAAATCTCCGAAGGATTTATCATCAAATAATATTTGGTTTAATGAATCCATATTGTTTTATTATAAATATGGAGTTTTTAGACTCTTACATATCCTGTTTCGATATATTCGTTATATAGTTTTTTGTACTTTTTCTTTAATATTTTAGTTACCTTAGTAATAACTGGAGTTTCTACATCTGTCATTTCTCTTATATAAATATAAAGTGCTTTTTTATTAAATATTTCTAAATTTTCTCTTCGTTTAAAAAGTATATTAATTGCATCACATACTTTTCTATCTTTATCCTTTTTAAACATTATAAGCATATTTTTATCAATATATTCTGTTAGATAATCTATAAAATCTTTAATTTCTTGTTTACGACCATCTCTACCTAATTGATGTAAAACCCCTTCATCTTCATCAGCTGCTAAAAGGTCTACTTTTTGTTTTTTCTTTTTATAATTGTTGTTATTATATAATATAAGATAATTTTTTCCTACAATTGAGAAATAACTAAATGCTTTAGTACCTTTTTCTGGTTTAAAATAATCTAATTTTTCTAAAAGAAAACAAATAACTTCATGTTTTAAATCTTCTAAATCATCTACTTCTGTATAATAGAATTTAAAAGTGTGTATTAAATTTTCAGCTAATTTATAGAAGGCATAATGTATTCTTGTAGAAAATATATTATCTCTTTCGTCTTGATTGGTTGATGCTAAATATTCTTTTATGGCTGCATCTGTGTCTTCTGTAAAGTATCTTTTTTTAGTTCTTTTTCTTCCTCTTTTTTTTGGTTCGGGAGCAAGAGAACCAGTGACTACTGGTTCAGGAGGAGGTTTTGGTGCATATTTGGTTTTGTTTAACATGTATTTTTACATTTTATTTTAAAGTAAATTCATTTAATGCTTCTTGTAAGTTTTTTATTTCTTTAAAAAACCAACCTATTTCATCATCAGAACGAAATATACCTTTATCATCTATTTGTTTTAATCTTTCATCACAAACATTAATTGCTTCACTTTGTTTTGTAATAAAACTCTCATATTCTGTTCTAATATCTTCTAACTTTTCAGTTTGTTTTATTAAATTTCTAATAACAAAGAAAGAAGTCGTTATTACTATTGCTAATATAATACTAAGTGTTATCATAATTAATCTTTAAAAAACGAATCTATAACGTCTAACGTTGCTGATGCTAATTTTGGGTTATTTTCTGTGTTTACTTTTTTAGCTGCTCTTAATGTTTTATCTCCTTTAGTTGCATTAGCTGGCTTTGATTTAGGAACACTATTAGATGCGTTATTCCATAATTCAAATTCAATTTGAGCAGCCATATGATCTGCTTGATGCATTAATAAAGGTAAATGTGTTCTTAATCTAGTTTCTTTTTGACCAGACATAAAGTAGAACTTATTTGACTCATCATATAAACCATCATGAATTTTAATTGTAATAAACTCATTTTGAGTTACTTTACAACCAATTTCTTGAAGTATAAATAATGATCTT